CTCCGAGTGGAGGAGGGAATGTAGGCGGTTCTGGAGCGTACAAAAATGCAATCAAGAATGGGACTCACATTCCACATTCGATAAACCCGAGCCTATACGAATGGTTGATGGGGTGGCCAATAGGGTGGACAGACTTAAAGCCATTGGAAACGGACAAGTTCCACTTTGCGCTGCAACAGCATGGAGAATCCTAAGTGAATCACTTTGAATGGCCTACAAATGACTCCAGCAGAATTAGAACACTTCAAGGACTGCGAAGCGAGAGAGTGGATACGCAGATTCAACCAAAAGAAATTGACGATTGGCTCAAGCAAAGCGTTGCTCTGGTGGCAGGGAGTGTGCGTGGACTTGGAACGAATCAGAGGAAAGTCAGATACTTTGCTTTTGAGGGACAGAATGACGAGGTTACGAAATGAGGAGAGCAGCAAGAGTTGATGCTAACCAAATCCAAATAGTTTCAGCACTAAGGGCAGCAGGTGCTTACGTCTGGATTATTGGCTTACCAGTTGACCTTTTGGTTGGCTACAAGGGACACACCTTTCTGGTAGAGATTAAAACGGACTCTAAAAAGCGTTTAACGAAGCTACAAGCCGACTTTTTCGAGAATTGGTCTGGTAGTACCTTGTGCAGAGTAAATGACGCTGAGAGCGCATTACGGATGATTGGAGTAGTCAAGTGAAAGCACCTTACAAAGCCATTGAATACATCATAGAAAATGCACCCAAGTTTGCAGAGGCTAAAGCACAAAGAATTTACCTTGAGGAATTTCGTAAAACTAAAAAGGCTCTGCTGATGAAAGAAGCGTTAGCCAAAGGGATAGATTCTGCTGTGGCTCAAGAGCGTGAAGCCTATGCTCACATTGAGTATGCTGATTTACTCCGAGGGCTTATGGTGGCAATCGAGAAGGAAGAAACCCTCAAATGGATGCTTAGTGCTGCCCAAATGAAGGCGGATATATGGCGGTCTGAGCAAGCAAGTGAAAGACTTGGCGTAAAAACTACAGAGTAGGGAAAATACTTAGATATATTTTTCAACAAAGCGTTGAGAAAACTATACACTAACGTCAGCCCAAGCAATTCGCAAGGGTACTTTTAAGGACTAAGATGAAATACGAATTTGACACAACAACTGGCGAAGGTTCTGTAATTGTTACTGTCGTGATGACATACGAGCGTGACGAAGAAGGCACTTACAACGAGAACATTGATGAAGTCTGGTTTGAAGGACGTAACGTCATGGGCATTTTTACTGACGTACAGTTTAAAGAATTAGAGATGGAAGGTGTAATGCGACTGACTAGCCATTTACTTGAAGAATCTGACCATGCAAAAATTACTGCTTATGAGTGTGAGTAATGTTTGGAAGCTGATTGTTGTGGGGCTGACTGCTTTTTGGGCAGCAGTCCTTTACTTACTAAGGTTTTGGTATGACTGAACTAAGCACTTTTGAAAAAGCAATGGGCTGGAGGAAGCGTCAAATGGTTGAAAGTCAAGTTGAAAGAAACGAAATAATTGAAAAAATCAGGAATGACACTCTTGAGGAAGTGGCTTTAGAGTTTGAAAAAATGAAAGCCTTTGGTGACACAGCACATAGTTTTGCTGCTTTTGTAAGAAACATGAAGCATGAACAACAGACCAAACAACAGGGAAAGACTCCACTTGGCAAAGATAAAAGAACTGCCTTGTGGGGTCTGTAACGCTTCTCCTCCAAGCGATGCACACCACATTGTTCAGCATAATCAATACTTATGTATTCCTTTATGCAAAGACTGCCATCAAGGGTCGTTCAATGGGATACATGGGCAAGCTAGGATTTGGAAGGTAGAAAAACTAGACGAGATGAGTGTTTTAAATTTAACGCTTGCAAAACTTTTGGGTTAGCGCACAATGGGGCTTCCTAGTTGCCATTGAGACTTTAGAGGGACTTGTTCCCTCTTTTTTTTTATGAGATAATAAATAAACTCCATAGGGATAACCATGTCTGGTTTACTTGAGCCATCCGTAAAAATTGAGATTGAGATACAAAGCCAAGAGAAAAAGGGCGAAGCGTGTCCAGTTGCCACAGGCGACATAGAAGTCAATCTTGAATGTCGCCAGAAAGCCATTGATAAGGCGAACTATGGCCCAATGAATCCTAACGAAGCAAACGCTGGTTACTGGCGTGAAATCTCAAAGGCATGGAGAAACTCTCCAGAACAAGCCAAAAAGTCTCGTTGCGGTAACTGCGCTGCATTTATCCAAACCCCTAAGATGCTTGCTTGTATTGAGTCAGGCTTGGAAATGGGCGGTACAGAGATGGACGCTTGGGAAGTCATTGACGCTGGTGACTTAGGTTACTGCGAAGTATTTGATTTTAAGTGTGCTTCCAAGAGGACTTGTGAGGCATGGATTAGTGGTGGGCCAATAACCGAGGAAGAAAATGATGGGAACGACAAATCAGCAAGCAATGGAAATGATGCAGAAACTTATGCAGAAGAAGACTAAGCCCATGCCTGAGCGTGGTGAGCGTACTGCAAAGAACAAAGCAAAGAAGCCTAAAAAATGAAAATGACAAAAGCTGGTCAGAAAAAAGTTGGCAAAGTGATGGGCGAGTACAAAGAAGGTACTCTGCACTCTGGCAAAGGTGGCAAGGTTGTAAAGAGCCGTGACCAAGCGATTGCCATTGCTATGGCTGAAGCTGCTAAGAAAATGGGCAGGATGAAGTAATGGCTGACTTGGGCGCAGCATTTGGTTTTTTCCCACAGATGAAGCCTCGCAGACAGGGGTTGCCCTCTGACTCTGCCAATTTGCCTATTGATGTTTTACGAGGACGTTTGGCTGGTTTGTTAGGCGCACCTGCTGATATTGCTAATTTACTTAGGTCACCTAGTCCAACAGAGATGTTTGGTGATGTTAGTTATGAAGCACCAGCGCAGTTTCCTTACACAACAGAAAAGTTCTTAAAAGACTTACCACTTGCACCAACATCAAGGGTTGGTCAGGTAGCAGGTCAAGCTGCGTCATTTGTTCCGCTAAACCCAATGCCAGCCGTTAGGGGTGTTCAAAAGGTAGGACAAGTAGTAGGAGAAGAACTGGCAGCTACTATGCTTGGTCAGCGTCCTAACAGCATGATGAGCAAGGTAGTGCCACAGCCATTGTTTGCTGTTGCTCCAGAGCAAGGCTTATTGGCTACCAAAACAGAGCCTATTGAAAGCCTGTTGCAGACCAAACCACAAGCACCAGTTTCTGACATTGGTTTCTATTCCGCTACTGAGCAAGCTGCGTTAAATCTAGGCAGAAACAAAGGAACTGGTCAGTCTTTCATTAACGACTTGATGAAAGCACCTGATGTTAAGAAGGAAGAACTGCAATTTACAGGATTGGATGAGTTCCTGAGAGACAAGCCTAATGTTACTAAGCAAGAAGTTCAAGACTTTTTGGCTAACAATCGGGTAGATGTTCAAGAAGTAACTTATGGAAGTCAAGACTTTTCTAAATTACCAGATACACAATTACAAAATGAATATGTACGAGTTCGGGGATATAAGCCAGTAGATAATTATGGTGACGCAATGTCACGAGAAGAAATAATAAGTGAATTATCAGGCGCACAAGCAGATGATTTAACAAAATATAGTAGGTATCAATTAGCTGGTGGTGAAAACTATCGTGAGATTTTACTGACATTGCCAACAGCATCAGATGATGCGTTAAAAGCACATAGAGCAGCTAAAAGCGAAGCCTTAGTAAATCGAGAAAAAGCGTATAACGTATTAAATACACAAGGTTATACACCTACAGCAAAAGATTATGAGGCTTATAATTTAGCTGATGCCGAATGGAATCGAATACAAAGAATTCCAGCCCCTACGCAAAGTAACTATATATCAAGTCACTTTGATGAGCCAAACATATTAGCCCATATGAGGGTCAATGACCGAGTTGATGCTGATGGTAAGAAGATGTTACTGGTTGAGGAAATTCAATCCGATTGGCATCAGGCTGGCAGGGAAAGAGGCTACAAAAAACAAGGCGATAAACAAGCATTAGAAGCTGAATCTAAAGCTATTGGTGACGAAAGAAACAGATTAGTTAAAGAATTGTCAGAACAAGAAAAGCAAAATGGTTTTGTATCTACTGAAGGTCAACAACAATGGGATGCTTTTAAAGAAAAAGAAAATTTGTTTAAGCAAAAGTATAAAGATTTTTCAAGCCAAGCACCAGACGCACCATTTAAAGACACATGGTATCAATTAGCACTAAAGCGACTAACCAAGTACGCTGCCGACAATGGCTATGAGCGTATAGGATTGACTACTGGTAAACAGCAAGCGTCACGTTTTGATTTAAGCAAGCAAGTAGATGAGATTGCTGTGCCAATGGTTAATGAAGATGGTTCAAGGTCTGTAAGAATTGACCCAACATCAGGTACAAGCATTAAGTTAATGGTAGATGATAAAGGTATTGTTATTGGCTATGGTGCTGGCTCAACTCAATTTAGCGGTAAAAAACTAAGTGAAGTAATTGGTAAGGACATTGCTGAAAAAGTAATGAAAGCTGATGCAGACACTAAATTTACTGGACTAGATTTAAGCGTTGGTGGCGAAGGAATGAAGAAATACTATGACGAGATTTATCCTAAGTTCTTGGATAAGTACGGCAAAAAGTATGGTGCAAGTGTAGGTGAGACACAAATAACGACAGATTACGCTAGGGATGCAAGTGGGATTCCTGCACAGCGTCCATCAAAAGAAACCATCCGCTACTTAGACATTACTCCTCAAATGAAAGAAGGAACATCTAAGGGTCAACCCTTATTTGCTGCTACTCCGTTATTACCAGCAACAAGCCTACTAGACGAAGAAAAACGCAAAGAGATTACAAGTCTGTTAGAATAAAGTATTACTTAACCTTGACCAACCCTAGAGGAGTCAAACAATGATTGAAAAACAATCAAACATTTCATATCGTGGTGGCGCACGAGAAGGCGCAGGAAGACCGAAAGGAAGTCTTGACAAGGGCAATGCTGTTCTTAGAGAGATGATACTGGAGGCACTAGAGGGCGCAGGTGGCGTTGCTTATCTCGTAGAGAAGGCAGAGAGCCATCCACAGGCTTTTATGGGACTAATCGGTAAGGTCTTACCACTCCAAGTAACTGGAGAAGAAGGTAAAGACATTCAGATAAGCGTCCAATGGCAGAAGTAATCGAGATAGCCTACAAACCTAGAGAACAACAACTTGCTATCCATGAGTTAATGGATGAGAAGCGTTTTGGCGTTGTTGTTGCTCATAGGCGCATGGGTAAGACAGTCTCTGCGATTAACCACTTAATCAAGGATGCTTTGCTCAACCAAAAGGAAGCCCCTAGATACGCCTATATAGCCCCTACATACGGACAAGCTAAGAGGGTGGCATGGGACTACCTTGTGAAGTATGCAGAGCCTCTTGGTGGCTCACAGAACATTACTGAGTTGCGAGTTGATTTCTGGGGCAGACGAATCCAGTTGTACGGCTCAGATAATGCTGATAGTTTAAGGGGTCAATATTTCGATTTCGTCATATTGGACGAAATTGGAGACCAGAATCCTAAGATTTGGACAGACATAATTAGACCTGCGTTGGCTGACAGAAAAGGGAAATGTCTCTTTATTGGTACGCCAAAAGGACACAACCACTTTAAAGAACTGCGAGACAGGGCAGAGAAAGAAGAAGGATGGGGTTTGCTAGAGTTCAAAGCCTCAGAGACAAGGGTGGTAGATGATGTAGAACTAAAGGCTGCTAAGAATGAGATGGGTGAGGATAAATACCGCCAAGAGTTCGAGTGTAGCTTTGACGCTGCTGTAGAAGGCTCTTACTATGGGCAAATCCTCAATGAACTGGAAGACAAGAAGCATATGCAAGAGATTCCCAGAGAGGAACTAAGTAGGACTTTTACTGCTTGGGACTTGGGAATGGGTGACTCTACGTCTATCTGGGTGGCTCAGTTGGTGGGTACTGAGGTGCGTTTGCTTGACTACTACGAGAATCACGGAGTAGGTTTAGACCACTATGTGAAGTGGATTAAGGACAACGACTATCTCAAAGCAGAGCATATTCTGCCCCATGACGTTAGGGTCAGAGAGTTAGGGACAGGTAAGAGCCGATTAGAGATGCTTGAAGAAGCTGGGTTAGAGGTCAAGATTGCACCCAGAATGGGACTAGATGATGGCATCCAAGCGGTAAGAAGGTTGCTTCCAAGGTGCTGGTTTAATGTCCCACAGGTACAGAATGGCTTGAACTGCCTGAGAAATTACCGCAGAGATTACGATGAGAAGCGTAAGATATTCTTTGAAAGACCACTACACGATTGGTCTAGTCATGGCTCTGATTCTTTCCGTTACTTAGCCCTTGGATTGGATGAAGGACATTCAACATGGTCTAAGCCTATTAACTCAGCACCGAAATGGATTGTTTAATGTATGTACAAATGCAAGGGGTAAATCTAGCCCCTAAAGTAAAAGAACTTGAATTACGTCTTGAAATGTTGGAAAATGTGGTAAATGAGTTAAAATTCTCATCAAGACCGAAACTTGGCAGACCGCCAAAGGATGCAAATGAGCAAACCAGTAAACAGGAAGCAAGCGCAAGCCTTGGGGCTTAAAACTTACTTTACTGGTAAACCATGTAAGCGTGGTGGTATTGCTGACCGCAGACTTAATGGCGATTGCTTGTGTGATGCTTGTTTGGAATTCACAAGATTACTAAAAGCTAAATGGTCTGTAGAAAATCCAGAGAAGCATAAAGCATGGAAAGAAGCCAATCCTGACAAGATGAAGGCTTACAAGCAAGACTGGCAAGAAAAGAATCGTGTTGAGCAACGAGCAAGAATTAACAAATGGAAGAAAGACAATCCTGCAAAGGTTTTAGCTGACTTTCATAAACGTAGAGCCTCACAGATTAACGCTATTCCTAAATGGTATGCAGAATTTGATAAGTTTGTAATGCACGAGGCAGCATTACTTAGTAAACACAGAAGTGCTATAACTAATGTAAAATGGCACATAGACCACATGATTCCATTGCAGTGTAAAACTGCGTCTGGATTTCATTGTGCCTCAAATATCCAAGTCATTCCTGAAGCCTTAAACGTACGCAAGCGCAACACCATGACTTTTACTAAACCATATGAGTGGGTTAATGCTTTATGATTCAAAATGAATTGAAATCAATTCTTCAGGCTGAAATTGACGATGCCATCGGGTTTATCGAGAGCGAGACAGTTGAGCAAAGAAAGCAAGCACTTCAAGCATACTTACGTCAACCTTACAATAATGAAGTTGAGGGTAAGTCTCAAATCGTTACTGGCGAAGTAGCAGAAGCAATTGATGGTGCGCTACCTAGCTTAGTTCGTATCTTTACAGGCTCAGACAATATCGTAGTCTTTGAGCCACAAGGCCCACAAGACGAAGCCTCCGCAAAACAAGCTACAGATTACTGCAATTGGGTATTCAATCGTGATAACGCTGGTGTAGCCATTCTGCATGATTGGTTCAAAGATGCTTTGATGCAGAAAAACGGCATCATTAAGGCTTATTGGGAAAACAAAGAAGACATTACAAAAGAGCGTTACTTTGATTTGTCTGATGACGAGTTAGCAATGCTGATGAGTGATGAGAGCATGGAGATTGTCGAGCAAGATACGACAGAATTTCCCATCTATGACCCAATGGGTCAGCCAGTAATTGACCCAACAGGTGTACCTGTCATGGGTTCTACGCATAATGTCGTAGTCCAAAAACGTAAGAAGTCAGGCAAGGTAACGATTGAGAACGTACCCCCAGAGGAATTCTTAATTAGCAAGAAGGCTAGAACTATTGTTGATAGCCCATTCGTAGCCCACAGGCAAATGTTGACTCGTAGTGACTTGGTTGCTATGGGTTTTAACAAGAAGCAAGTCGAAGGCTTACAGATGGATGATGCTTTGGCTTATACGCCAGAGCGTGTGGCTCGTTACTCTGCTGGTGAGCAACCTT